GTCCGGGTTACTATCTCTCTACGCGCTGCACACCGCAGAGCGCCAACAGAGGAAAGTAAGATGGACCAGTCACAGATTCTCGCAGCCCAAGTCGACCAACTCGGTTACCTGCTTGCCCAGATCTCCAGCCTGACCAAACAGGCTAACGCAATCAAAGACCAACTCAAGGACGTTGCCACCCTTCCCGGCGGCAGCAATGTGTTCGACGGCAACCTGTTCCGCGCCACGGTTGTGTCTGCTAACCGCGAGTTGTTTGACGGCGAGAAATTCAAAGCTGTACATGGCGAGGATATGTACAACCAGTTCACCAAGACCAGCGCCAGTTTTTCTGTTCGCACTACCAGCAAGTAAACCAAACTAACCCCCTTTGGGGGGGGGCACCAAGGGCAATCATGAATGAAATTTTTGAAGCAGTCCGAAACCATTTAGAAGAGAAGTCAAAGAAACACTCAGAGAGCCAGCAAAGCCAGAGGGACTTTATGCTGGGATCGTGTGAAATGCTGTTGGCCAGCGTCCTGTACGACGTCAGCAAGTGTGACAAGCCGCTGTTTGACCAGTGGATGAAATACTTGACAGGAGAGAAAAAGTATGGATAAAAAAACAGCGAAAGCACTGGCTAACATCAGTCAAGCCGCAGAAGCCATCAGTGAGGGTTATTTGATGAACGACTGGAATGAAAATCCGATGCATCCACTCGAAGTGGATCGGCTGTGCCAGTACATAATCCAAGACGTGGCAACCATATTGTTATACAATCGAAAGTTCCAAACCCGCGCACGTTATGCGCAAAACCCTGGAGAGTAAAAATGGCAACTTATATTGAAATGAAGCAGCAAGCAGAACGTCTGATGCGCGAGGCCGAAAACGTGCGTAAAGATGAACTGGCCGAGGTGATCAGCCAGATCAAGTCTGAGATCGCAGAGTACGGGCTGACAGCCAAGGACTTGGGGTTCTCTATGCCTGCCACGATCAAGGGCCGCAAGGTGCCGGCTAAGTATAAGGACCCGGTGTCTGGTAAGACTTGGTCAGGCCGCGGTCGTACCCCGCTGTGGGTTAACGGCAGCGTTCAACAATACGCAATTTAAGGAGGTTATATGGCCGAGGAAAGGTTAAGGATCGGGCAGGCTTACCTGCAAGGTTTTAACGCAGCAGAGCAATGTTTTCTGTCGGAGATCGAGCGCTACCTTGATGAGGAAGCGTTCCCGACTGAAAAACCAGCATTGGTGCGGCTTTTAGAACATCTGAAGACCCAAGATCCGGAGTAATGAAGAAGCGCAACCCAGTTGTGCGTGACCTGATCGGTAGGCCCAACCGGGCCGCCGGTCGGCACAAAGATCGTCGCCGGGAACGGAGAGACGAGGACCGAAAATTATTTGAAAATATTTTCGACAAAATTTTGCACAAAACATTTTAGCTGGGGTATTATCTGTCTACGGGCTGCGCGTCGTGGCCCACAACAGTGAAAGGTAGTGAAAATGAAAAGCCAGCCACCCGCATCGATCATCGCCCTCATCAATTCCCTGCCTATTCGTTTGCGTGCAACCGCTATGCAGAACGCCAAGTGGGACGCAGAAAATTATTACAACCAGCAACTTGACGTCGAAGTGCCCGTGTGGGACGTCGAACTGTACGACAAACGCGCATGGGCTGCTGCCGAAGACGACCTCCGTTTTCGGTTTTTTGGCCACTAAACCAACCGGGGGCTCCGGCCCCCACAAGGAGAAACAAATGGACCAGCAAGAAGTAGAGACAACCGAATTCAGGACAGAGACCGACGGCGTCCGCGTATCAATGGCCGACCATGACGACGGGGTCTGGCTTCACCTGTCGTCTAATGGCGCCACCTTCTATGTGGTGCTGACCAAGGAGGAGGCCGCAAAGACTATCAAAGGCCTGCAAAACATTTTGGAGTGGCACGAAGCAAAAACTTGACATTGCTGTAGAATTGGGGTTTTACCGCAACGAGACTGGAATATGTCGGACGCGCCAAAAAAACCCCGCAAAGCCATCACAAGCGCCGAAGCCGCAAAGATCGAGGCCGAATTCGACCTCAAGATGATTGAGTTGGCCGCCGAGAACCAGCGCAAACAAATCGAAGTGCTGAACGCACCCAAGAAGCGTGGCAGGCCCTCCAAGTGGACACAAGAGATCGAAGACGAGATCTGTATGCGCCTATCCCAAGGCGAGCCACTACGCGCCATCTGCAGGACTGAAGGCTTCCCAGAGTGGGTGACTGTTTATAGTTGGATGGAAACCCGCGACGGTTTTTCCGAACGGGTCGCGCTTGCGCGTGAGAATGGGGTCGAAGCAATTGCCCAAGATACGCTGGCTATGATTGACGCCGAGCCGCGGTATGTCGAGGATGCGAAGGGTGGAAGCCGCATCGACCCCGGCTATGTCCAATGGATGAAGCTACGGACCGAGCAACGCATGAAGCTGCTGGCCTGCTGGAGCCCCAACAGATACGGTGCCCGGGTTCAGTTGGCTGGTGACAAGAATAACCCATTGGCTGTGTCGTTGGACGCCAAGGAATTGTTTGACTCGGTGCTTAAGAATGTAGAGATGAAGAGGCAAGTTGATGACGTGGAATGAACTGCAGGCGGCAGCCGAAGAGAATAAATGGGGCATTGCCGGGCTTTGTTTCCAGAAGTCTGAGTGTGTCTCATGGGATGAAGACGCAGAGACAGCCAAGATTGTCATTAGAGCCCCAATCCGAATGTTCTGCGAGCCGTTTTTTGTTACAAAGATCCGTGATCGCCTGACTGAAGTGCTCCAAAAGCCAGTTTTTGTATCAGTCATCGCCCAAGCTCACCCGTGACGTCCCATTTTTACCCTGTTTTTGGGGGGTAAAGTGGGAAATTGTCTCGCTCGCTCGCCGGCCAGTATCAGCCAAAGTGGGGAATTGTCCCAAAGTCAGGGGTTTTGATGGACTCTGACACGCTTGAACTGCTGAAGGACCCGGAAACCAAGCGCAAGTTTGGTCTGATGTCGCTTGAGGATCAGGTCGCATGGGCATGGCGGATGAAGTGGCTTCAAGCAGCCCACAAGCACCAGATTAGTCCGCCCGGGACGTGGTGGTCAATTCACGTTTTATTGGCCGGGAGGGGAGCCGGAAAGACCCGCTACGCCGCTCAGGAGATTGCGTGGTGGGCATGGACCGAGCCGGGCACCCGATGGCTTGTAGCGGCTCCAACAAGCGGTGATGTCCGCGGGACCGCCATGGAAGGGGATTCGGGTTTGATTTCGGTTATCCCTGAAAAACTGATTGAGGACTACAACCGGGCATACCACGAGATCAAACTGATCAACGGCTCGCTGCTCAAGGGCATCCCGGCCAGTGAGCCCGAGCGGTTCCGCGGCCCTCAGTTTCACGGGGCATGGTGTGACGAGTTGGCTGCATGGGAATATCTGCAGGCGGCATGGGATCAGATCATGTTCTCCGTCCGTCTGGGCACCCGCACGAGGATCATCTGCACCACCACGCCGCGGCCTAAGGACCTGATCATTGACCTAGTGGGAAGGGACGGCGATGACGTCAAGGTGACGACCGCCTCAACGTACACCAATCTTCAGAACCTAAGCAGCAACTTTAAAGCTCAGGTGCTGCAGTACGAAGGGACGAAGCTGGGACGGCAGGAGATCTACGCTGAGATTATCGACCCTGAAGAAAGCGGAATTGTCAAGCGCGAGATGTTCAAATTGTGGCCTGACGGAAAGCCCTTTCCAAAGTTTGAATATATCCTGCAGAGCTATGACGTAGCCACCAGTGAGAAGGCGGCCAATGACCCGACCGCCTGTATCACGTTTGGGGTATTCAAACCGCTGGACGGGCCAATGGCTGTCATGGTCATTGATTGCTGGCAAGAGCGGCTGCAGTATCCTGACCTGAGGCCAAAGGTCATCGAGGAGTATGGGACCGTCTATGGCGAGGGCAAAGAGAAGAAACGGGTTGACCTGTTGCTGATCGAGGACAAGTCCGCGGGTATCAGTCTGATCCAAGACTTGCAACGGGCGCACCTGCCGATCCGGGCATACAACCCCGGTCGTGCCGACAAGATGCAGCGCCTGAACATCGTGTCCAACATCATCGCCAGAGGGCGCGTATGGATACCGGAGAGCAGCCAACGCAAAGGATATGTGCGGGACTGGGCAGAAGGCTTTGTGAGCCAGATCTGCAGCTTCCCTGAGTCTACCCATGACGACTTTGTAGACGCCTGTACGCAGGCTCTGAGGTACCTTCGGGATGCAGGCTGGCTTGAGATCGATCCACCGCCAGAAGATGATTGGGATGAAGATGATTATGTGGATTCGGGCCGCCCAAAAAGGTCGATCAATCCATACTCACAGTAGTCATGAAACGGTCAATGACTAAAGTTTAATATGTTAATGGGCGATTTGCCCTACTCGAAGGAGGTGATCATGGTGGGTGGATTCTTTGATGGCGACGAGAAGGCGATTGCCGTTGTTGCCGAGCGTATTGAGTTTGAGGCCGAGCACAATGTATCGGAATATACCGAGGACACGGTTGAGTTGTTGAAGTTGGCTGTAGCGATCCTGCGCGGTGCAGGCGACATGGTCAAACGGATTGACTACCTCCTGAACGGCGACGAAGACGAGGACACGTTCCTTGCTCTATGGGAAGAGCGTTTTGGTGTTGCTGAGGAAGGCGAAGAGGCTGAGGAAGGCGAGGAAGATGATGAAGGTGAGGAAGGCGACGTAGTGGACGAGCAGACTGACGCCTAAACAGCGCTCACGTCGATTAGGTTACCCCGGAAGTCCAGCATCCCTTCGGAGTGCTTCCGGGCAATCTCAGGCCACAGCAGTTGGCTATCGCGGATTGTTAGTACCGCAAACCCAGAGCGCCAGTTGGCCGGGTTGTCTTCCATGTAATCCGAGAACTGTGGACCGTCAGTGTCCGCTAGTGTTCCGGTATCGACCCCCCATCTGGTTCCAGAATAGTCATCAAACGGCGTGCATTTCAGACTGTGCAGGTGCCCAGTGACGATTGATTTACCGGAGTTTACGGCGTTGTTGTGGGTGGCGTGGACGCCATTCTTGTAGCGGTGCTTGATCACAATATCGGGAGTGGGCCAGCACGTCCAGCAGGGGTGCCACTTCGGGAAGTGCTCTTTGAGTGTGAAGCCTTGAGTGCCCTCAAATTCGGGCACATAAGCGCTTAGGCGCGACTCAAACCTTGCGTCATGGTTACCGAGTGGCCAGATCAATTGCGTGTGATGGCGAGCCTTGTGGCAGGCTTCTTCGATCTCGGTCATTGCCTCTTTGCAGGCGTCTAGTTCCTGCTTCACGTTTGGCCTCTGGCTCCATGCCGACCTCGGATGCTTGCTGATCGAGGCCCCGTCAAATATGTCTCCGTTGGCAACCACCATGTGCGGCTTGAGTTCCTTTATCGCCCATAGGAGGCCCTTAAAGGCGGTTGTACGGATGCCGGGCCAGAAGTGCGCGTCGGAGAATACAATGACCGTACCGTCCGTTACACCGCCGTGGTGACGGTACTTGACGAGGTTCCACTGTGGCTGATGGCAAGCTGGATTAGGATTTTCAGAGGAGAGAATGATTCCGTATTTGATCTCAAGCCTGCGGCGTCTGGCGTGGATGTTACGGACCAACCTGCCGGTCTCGTCTGCCATTTTCTGGGGGCTACGAAGCCGGTTCCAGAGTTCAATAAACTCGTTATCGGTGAGTGTCATAGCCTGCCCATATGTTGTGCAGACCGCTTCATACCAGAGGCCCGTAATACTGTCTACCGCGAAATGATGTAGGCTTTGTTTATAACCAAAAGGAGAATGATTTTGAGGAAGATTGCGATACTTGTACCGACCTATGACGGCAAGGTTTCCTGTGGATTCTCGATGGCCATGGCCGAGATCTTCAGGCTTTCGTCCCTAGTCCCTGACTGCGAGTTTTACCTCAAGTATTGGATGTATGACTCACTGCTGCCGATTGTCCGCAACCGCCTGCTGTGCAATGCGCTGGATGACGGGATGGACGACGTGGTGTTCATCGATGCCGATCAGGAGTTCTCGGCCGAGACGTTCTTCAGAGTGATCAGCCACCCGGTCGACGTGGTTGGGGTGCCGGTCAGAATGAAGACGGACGAGGAGCGGTACAACATCCGCCCAGAACGCATGGAAGAGCATCGGTGGGATCCTAAGCTGAAGCTGCTGGACGTTCGGGCTATTGGGACTGGGTTCTTACGGCTGACGCGCCCGGTTATGGAGGCTGTAGCCGCGGCCAGTCCGGAGTACAACGACGGGGACAAGATGCGCCGGATGATCTTTGAGATCAAGACGCTGGACGGTTGGATCCAATCGGAAGACTTGGTGCTGTGCCACAAGATCCGGGATGCTGGGTACTCGATCTATGCGGACATTGACGAGACGTGCAAGCATTTCGGGACCAAGTGTTGGATTGGCGACTTTAAGACATATTTTAAAAATCGGTTTATAATGTGATCTGTTGGTGGTACAGCGGGTTAGCGCCGCTGTTAGAGTGTCGTCTGACGCCCTTATAAGTGGATCCACTGCTTTATGTGAGCCACCAACAACCAAGACGCATGGGGATTGTGGGCAAGGATACCAAGGCTTGACTTGAGGCGGTTCGATTCCGTCAGCCCATCAAGAGCAGTCCCCAGCCGTGTTGGCAATCCTGTGAGGCGATGCATAGCCGCGGGACGAGTTCCCTCTGTAAGTGCGCAGGCTAGTGCCAACTTCTAGTGACTTGACATCCCGCCCGGGATATGATGTCGGCTGGAGGGTTAACCATGACCGAACAAGAAGCCCGTGCCCTATTTGGGTTGCC